TAATTTGTGGCAAAAATGATCGGAACGAGTAGAAGGAGGATGGCTCTCGGGTCCTCGTGGAGATCAAGAACCGCACGAACCGCCTGTTCCGGCGCGTAGTGGATTATGAGTTTATCCAGATTCAGGTGTATCTTCAGATGCTGGGTCTTGTACATGCTCGGTTGGTTGAGCAGTACAACAATCAGGTGCTGAGTCATGAGGTGGTCCGGAATGAGGAGATGTGGAGCAATGAGATTATGCCCTCTCTTCGAGAGTTTTGTGCCCAACTATACTCACGATTTGAGCTGGAGGACTAGTCACACCCAAAATTAAATGGAAAATATACGAGACGCTCAGGACCCCCACCACAGTCGGTACGAGTGGGCGACCCGCAAAGAACCGTTGGTGAATCAACACACCGACAACAAAAAGCGCCAAAAACATCAAAGGTCCTTTATCCATTGAACTTAGCGCAGGAAAAACATGGCGATGAGGTACACGACGGTGATGATGGCGGCCTGGTTGATCTTCATGGTCACGAGGTAGGAGACAAGAGCAAGAATAAGGGCCTGCTTAACCCATGGGCCCTGGGGGTTCAGCTCCTTGCGAACCTCGACATCGGCGACTGACTCAACAGCGTACATTTTAATATTAATTTACAATTTTATTTACTCGGCGAAGGTTACGTGCTTCTCCGTCTTGACCCACACGCGGCCCTCCACAAAGTCCTCGAACGTCACGATGTGCGTGTCGTCCCCATCGTCCGACTGTAGGATCCAGCCCTCCCCGGGGTTGAACTCGGCCACAACGCACTCCAGAAAACGCGTCCGCTTCTTGGACTTGATGGTCAGCGTCACCTCCTTGCCCACCAGAGACTCGAACCACTCCTCATAGGTCTCAAGCTCGGACGCAATCTCGTCACGCTCCTTTGCCAGCTCCAGAACAGCCTCGATAGCCTCCATTGTACTGTTCCAACGTCGTGTGTTTTTATCTATGAGAAAGGTAGATGATGCACCTGAAACTTGCGTTGGCGTTTGCAGTCGCCGGTTACATTTTCACAAGTAAATTATGGCTTGGATGGCTTCACAGTCTCGGTCCAGAACAAGGGCTTGTCGTCAAGTGGGTTGCGATCCTCGGCTGTATATTTGCAATAGATCTCGTCGACCCTACTCTGAAGTTGGAACACAAGACGCAGGCTCTGGGGGTCGTCATGGTCTTGGCCGCCTTCAATATTATTTTCAATTACCAATCAGAATGGATAGATGAATCCGGCTCGGGGAACGTGCAGATTCAGACACCTGATGGGGCTCTGTATCACAGGGCTCGTACAAATTTAGGACTAAATCCTGACGTGGCGCGAATCATCGTTTTTGTTTTGGTGCCTTTTGTGTTGGTATTGGGAGGCTCTAAACTTGTACGCAACGGAACAAAATTAAATGTAAACTAAAATTAAATGGGAAAGTACGCAAATATTTTCAAGGAGAGTGCAGCTGGTTCAGCTGGTTTTCTGGCCGTTTTCAGTAGCGCTTTGGTTCTGGGTATGGCTTTTGGCATTCCGGGCCTCATCTTGGTGACGCGGGAAAATCAAAAGCCAAAGTCGAGCCGCAATCAGACTCTGCTCATTCTGGGCTTTATCCTGATGGCGCTGGGCGTGGCGCTGGGACTCGGGTTCAACGCGGGTGGACTCGTGAACGGCATCACAAATCAGTTTTCGAATTAAACTTCAATGTAAAAGCTAAAAGTGGCCCAGGTGTCTTGCCGCGCTCGTGTGCGCTTGAACCCCTTGCCGCGGCTGCGCGACTGCACTGCAGGTACAAACTCCTTGGGCGGCTCGTCCAGGTACGCGTACTTGTCAATATGTCTGTCCGAGTAGTAGTCACCCCAATAGAACACCTCCTCCATATCTTCGGGGCCAACTCCCTCGCTCTTGAGGAACCTGTACGTCTTCTCAATCTCAATAAAGTCGTCGACGAGTTCCTTGAATATCCGGGTACGCCACTTTGGCGGGAATGAATCCGCAAACTCCTGGGCTTCCGCGAACCGCTCATCGAGTGCGTCGCTGAAAACCTCTTCACACTTGGTCTCCCACGCGTCTTCGTCCCACTGGTCACGAAGCTTGTGGAACCCCTTGAAATAAATAGGGGCCCGGCACATAGGGCACCCCGTCCCGGTTCCCTTTAGGTACCAGGTCTTGATGCACCCGCTGCAGAAGTCGTGCCCACACGACAGCTTCTGGAAGACGCCATCCTCACCATAGCACACAGAGCACTCACGGTCGGTACAAGCCATCTTACTGTTTTAGTGTGAAAATAATGCCGCCACCCGAAACCCTGACTTGGACAGGACACGTTTTTAATCTGAATATGGCCTTATGCACCTTCCGTTTCTACAATCAAGTGCGTCACTTTGGTCGCATTCCCACCATTCTGTACACGATTCCCCTGCTCCTACTTGAGGGGCGTGACACTGTGCAGGTTGTTTAAACACGTTACAAAATCCAGAACTACAGTCGTTGTTATTTGCACAAGCCGTTCCGTTCGCGTAGTTCCGTTGTGGATTCATTGCTGCTAAAATAGAATTATACTCTTCCTGAGTTATACACGTCTTATTTCCGTTATAAAACATCTTCCCCGATGGGCACTTGGAATCACAATAAGAAGCATCGCCACATGTGCCCATACAACATATCTGCCCAGGATCCGTGCAATTTGAATCCGTTGAACAAGATCCTCTATACGTACCCACCGCCGCTGCTACGCATTCCCCTCCAAATCCAGAAGTCGTGTATCCGACTGGACAATCAACACAAGCATTATTAACGACATGTTTTCCTATCTGACACCCCAAACAACGCGTATCGCTGTCGCCTATACACGCGCCAACCAGTGGAGATCCAGTCGGGCATTGTGAGCAAGGACTACATGTTGTAGGTGATGTTCTGAATTGACCAGATGGGCATGTGATGGGGGCGGCGGCGCCTCCGCCACCTGTATTTGGAGCGGTGGCTGCGGCATCTGGAGTCGTTCCGAGACTTCCGAGTCCGGGGGCTCCTGGCGCTCTATAAGACGGCGACCCCGGACTTCTGGCCGTTGCCGCCGAGCCTGGAGAACCAGGACTTCCGGCCGGTCCTGGACTTGCGGTGCACTCGTACCCAAAGTCAGGACACGTCACACCCGAAAAGTAGATGCCCAGAACGGTTCCAAGAATCAACAAACAACAACACACCACAATGGCGATTATAACACCAGTTTGCATTCCTAAATTACGTCGAGTTTTTTTTAAAACTTGGATAGGACATGTTTTTCTTATAGGTTGATCTTTTTGGCGCTGCGCACCGTACCGGTTTTACTAATAGTCCCAGCCGACCCAGAAGGTGGGACCGTGGTCTTAAGTGAAACTAACGCTGATGGGATTATTTGAGGCGACGGCGCAGGAACCGCCCCCTCTTGAACTCTTGAAATAATTATCCATAAAACAATCAGAATAAGAGCCCCTATAATCAAGTTAGACGGGCGAATCTTCATGATATTCATAAATATAAAGTTTCAACCTAAGTGACGGTCACGGATTGGAATGTGAATTTAGACTGACAAGTTCCAGCATTAGCACCGGTGGTCAATACGTCGAAAAAAAATGGAGATCCGCAATTCACACATTGATTGGCACGTGCACCCTCTGTGACTTTGCGGTCATCGACGTATGGACACGCTCCAGGAGTTGTGCTTCGCGCTGCACTAGCCGGTTGCGGCACACAACTTGTGACGCCAAAACCCGACAGCGTCTGACCCGTGGGACAAGCGGCCGGGTTCGTAGTTGGAGTTGTGAAAAAAGTAGTCGCCGACTGTTGCGTGACTATGCAATTACCATAGTTGGCTTTACTAGGGTCTGTCTGTAAAGAATACAATGCATTTTCACATTTAAAGCACTCCGAAGTCGTCCATGGCACGTTGGCCAGTTTCACGTAGCCTGAAGGGCACGTGGTTGGACACACTGGATTTCCAGCCGCATCACGAGTAGGTTTTACATTCCCCTGACAAGTTACACACTGACCTTCATTTGCATGACCGACAGGGTACAAAATCTCGTAAGATGGATTGGCACAACTCGCGCAAGTCTGTTGGCCTGCTAACGCACCGGTTCTGGGCGTTCTGAGTTCACTTCCGGTTGGGCAGGCGCATGCCCCGTTGCTTATACCTAGACAGCACTTCCCTGCGTTCGCACCAGCTGTTATAAGTTGATAGCCAGTTTCACACTTGCGGCAGTCGAGATAATAGGACGAAGAGGGCTCGGTGATTAAAGTGAAGCTGGAATCCTCACAACTTGCGCACTTTTCCAGACCATCACTCGCGTCTCTATATCTAAAATCACTGGCTGATGGGCACGTAGCTGGAGGCGGCCCATTATTCGCTGGAGAATCCGGTGTTGAACCGAGAGACTGGAGTCCGGGTGCGCCTGGTGCTCTATAGCTCGGCGACCCAGGACTTCTGGCCGTTCCCGGACTTCCGGCCGTTGCCGCCGAGCCTGGAGAACCAGGACTTCCGGCCGTTCCCGGACTCCCAGAGCAATCAGAGCCAAAGTCTGGGCACGTCACACCCGAAAAGTAGATGCCCAGAACGGTTCCAAGAATCAACAAACAACAACACACCCCAATGGCGATTATAACGCCAGTTTGCATTCCTAAATTACGTCGAGTTTTTTTTAAAGACTCTGGACACTTGTAAAGTAAGAGATGAGTTGTGTGGCGGCATCTATTACTCTCCCACCACCCGTCAAGCCGCGCTCTGCATTCAAGACCAATCAGAGGAACCACAAGTACTATACGTTGCACACTACAGGGAATGACGCGTTCACACTGCGTGTCAACGAACAGGCCCGGACGTCGATCGTGGGTTTCACGGATTGGGACAATGCTATGTTTGTAGGAAAAATGTTGGAGAGTTATTTCATTGATCAAAGGGAGTGGCCCCCGACATATGAAGTGGGGGCTCTCATTTTGCCAAGTCCACAGGGACCCCACGACGTTCTTCGCCATTTGTACATTCAGCAATGGGACTTTGTTGAATTACAGGTGACGTGTACGAAAAACTTTTTGGATATGATTGCTATTGATGATATTATCAAGAAAAAGGCCCAAGGTGGCTACGTGTTTACAGGAAAGGCGCACTCCTTCACGGCCGAATGGGACTTTTACCGTCAACGCCTAGGTGAACTTCACGAGTTGAGCTCGTCCGTGAATGACCTCTTCTGAAGGGGAGAACGCCTGGTCCAACTAGAAAAGAACAGTCGCTGCGCGACTGGGAAGATCAAGCGACTGGGACGAAGGCCTTTTTACGCAGCACCGCCTTGGCATAAACCGCGCAAATACAAAAATGAATATGGGGCCACTCCAGAGCCTCCATCTGCTCGAGCGTGACCCCCATGGGGTTCTTGTTGATCTCAGCCACGAGAGTAGTATCACGTGACGCATCCCCCATACCCTCTGCAACATCAATCATACGTGACAGCCACTTCACGTGTGATTGATTTTGAGCATCAAAAGCCTTTATGAACTTGGCCGTAACAGACATTTATATTAAAGAATTGATTGTTTTTAAGCCATCATTGCCGCCCCACAGCCGCCGCAAAACTTCTCGGTCTTCTTCTCGCGGAAAAACAGCAGCCACATAGCCACGAGCAGCAGAATATAGAACAGAATATTCTGATCGAGCTTCATTTACTCTTCACCAATACTTTCTTCTGACTCGGCGTCCGATTCTTCATCCTCATCAAAGTCCTCCTCTTCAGCCTCATCGTCATCGTCTGAATCCTCGTATGAATCAGACTCTGAAGCGTCCTCACCCGAGGGCACATAGTCCTCGTCCGAGTCCACCCTGAGGAAGCCGTCCTCGTGCTCAACAAATCCTATTTCAGTTTCAGAATTCGTCTTGAGATATTCCGCAACCGAGTCGTCGTCTATTTCGTACGTATCCGTTTCGTACCGCCAGATATGATCATCAGATTCGGACAGGTATCTGATGGTCAGAATGACACCGTCCTTCTCGATAATCTTTGCGAGGAGGGCGGCTGGCTTACGGGCTCCCACGTCAGTCCAGACGCGGACGAGGCTCATGCTGTATTGTGTGATGAATGTTTTTATCTGAAATTTTACGCAATTGCATTTACATCAGACGCGCGAATGGGTTGGCGCCCAGCAGCTTCTTGGGCACACGTGGGCCGCGCTTGACGCCCTTGTTGGCGCGTGGTGCGCGGAACAGACGGCCCAGAGCGTATGGGCTGAGTGGGCTGACGAGGCGGGCAGGCGCCTTGCGTGGGCGGCCGACTGGGCGCTTGGGCGCGTAGCCCTCGAACATGGGGCCGATGTAAGCCTTGCGCTTCACGTGGTGAACGCGCACACCTGGCACACGGGCGGCGTACTTGCCACGGGGCTCACCGTAGTTCTTGCGGACCTTGCGGACCATCTTGGGGCGGATTGGGCTGGGGATGGCCACGTTGGCGTGGGCGTACTTGACGTTCACGGTGGAGCCCTGGGGGTTCTTGTAGTACTTGACCTTGGGGGCGTACTTGACACCCTTGGCGGTACGGACAATGTACTTGCCTGACGCGGTCTTGTAGATCACGCGGTGCTTCACGTTCATGAAGTGGGTGGCTTTGGGGGACGCTGGGGCCATTTGGTATTATTGGTTTATATTAAAAAATAAAATGTTGTCATAGGTCAGTGTGAAATGAAGGGTCTCGTTTATTGTATTGAAAATCTAGAAAACGGCAAAAAATATATAGGTCAGACCACGCGTGATCTTACAGAACGATTTCGGGAACACTGTGGAAACAGTGGAACCTCGGTAAGTCCAAAACTCAAAAATGCTATAAAAAAATATGGAAAAGATTGTTTTTGTGTCGATGTAATATGGGAATCGGAAGAGTGTACTCAGGCCGAATTGGACGCCAATGAAATACAACTTATAAAGGAAATAGGGACCTTGCATCCAAATGGATATAATCTGACGCTCGGTGGTTCGGGAGGTGTGCACTCGGACGAGACGAAGAAATTATTATCTAAAATATCCAAAGAAATGTGGGAAAATAAAAGAGACGAGATGGTTGAAAAGAGACGGCGGCAATGGACACCCGAGAGGAGATCAAAGTTATCTGAAACATTAAAACAAGGCTATCGCGATCATCCAGAACGGAGGCAGTTGGTGAGCAGTATATGCCGTTCAACACTTCCAGCGGTTGTTGCAGGTGGTGCAAGTGACGAAAGTAGTCTGTAGAGCGGGTGCATTAGTACGAAGCTCAAATAAGACAAAAATAACAATAAGGAACTCACCATAGGCTCATCGGCTGATCGCGTTTGCATCTGGTAGTACGTCGTCTTGACCCCCTTGCATTTCCCGCACTTGAAGAGGCCCGAGTAGTCCTCCTCCTTCGCCTTGGCCGCCTCCATCGCCAGGTCCTTGCTTCTTAGGGTGAAGGCCTGTTTTGCGTAGGGGCCTTCTGGCCAAAGCACGTCTGGTGCGTACCGCGCCAGGTTCTTCGAGTCTAGCTCTTTACGCTGAATCCGCTTCACGAGTTGCGGGACGATGTTCAAGTCCACAGTGATGCGGTCACCCGCCACCTTGAGCTCGGTCACCACCTCTGGGCCTCGCTCAAGCTCCCTGAGAAGTCCAAAGGCCTTCTGCTTGTACCGCATCCTGAACAATCGGTTTTCCCACGAGGGGTCGTCTTGGTGCCCACGAGTCTCTTGTACGGCCCAGTTGTACACCGAGCGTTCGCAGTTTCGGGCGGCGACCCCGGCGCCGAGAGCGCGACTAAAGCCGGTACGGGCCCACTCGCGAAGGGCGTGTTCCATTGTTTTGGTTTAAGCATCGTTCAGGTGGCCCGTATCTGGCTTGAA